TTGAGAGTATAAGTGCACCATTGCAACTTTAGTTAACTCAGAAATAAAAATTCTTTGGATTCTTTCAACAGTTCTAGCAAATCTTACATCTTGAGCTGCAAGTGTTGCTTTACCTTCTACTCCTTCCTCGTATCCTAAAAATGCTTTTGGTATCTTCAATGCAGCAAACATTCTGTGCTTAAGATATTCTACATCATCAATACCACCAAATTCCATTCCAGACATTGTATCTATTTCAGTACCTGTATTGCCACCTCTAACTGGAAGATATACGTCTTCCATCATATTGGCCATATTAAATCTAAGATTGTATTGACCTGTTTTTTGGTCGATGTATGGAGTCTTTTTCATCTGCTGAATAACTCTTTGCATATAAGCGTCAACTTCATTTGGAGGTATATTTCCAATATCAATTTTATATATTCTTTTTTCAGGTGCGCGCATAATTCTATGAATCAACATTGCATCTTCCATAAGTGTTAATTGTTTGTAAGTTTTTCTTGCAGGCTCAATCATTGATTTACCATAAGGTAAAAAATTCATATCATTTAGCAATCTAAAGTGAGCTACCTCATAATTACCATATTTTGTTTGAACGCCTTTACCATTTGAATGTCCTGCCTGACCTGCCATAGTTGGGTCATGCGTAAACTCGACCAACTCTGGATTACTTGGGTCAATACCTTCTTCTCTATACATTTCGTATGGTGACAGTGCAGTGCAATTTGTTACGCCTACTGTTTCTGTTATATCCATTTTTAGATATAAATCTCCATATTTGCACATGTTTCGAATCCACGGCCAAGCATTAAATTCTATATTCAGTACATCATAAAATAAATTATACAAAACTTTTTGTACCTTTTCATTTTCAGTTGATATTGTAAGTACATTTCCGTATTCGTTTTTTAATGTTGATTCGTCTGCATAAATATCTAATGCTGAAGATATAATTGAATCTTCATCCATTAACTCATAATCTGTATATAGAGATAGTCTAAGTGTATGAAAATTTGCTTGCTGATTATATCCATAGTTATCACTTTGATATATTCTATTAAATCTATCTACTAGTCGATTTGTTGCAAGCTTTTGGTTGGATTGTATTTTACTTAAGTCTGCAACTCGCAAACCTTTGTCTGTCCTTCGAACTACTGTCCCTGTTGAAAATAATGTTTTTAATCTTCCGAAAAATGTTTTATCTGCCATTTTATTTTAACTCCTTATATCAACCAGGTTAAGTCTTCTTCGTCATTTCCTATTTTTTGTTTCCAAGGGTTTTCACCTTGAATACTATCGTTTCCTTTGTAGGCTCCTTTAGTATTTGTTATGCTATTGATTGCACTTTTGTTCATTGCCAAACCTTCATTGTGCAATCTTAAAGCATTATCCCTAACATACATTGCGATAGAAAAAGCCATTGTTAAATCATCGTTATATCCTCTTTGAGCTTCTGCTTTATGGCCATTCCATATAAAAACAAATAGCTCGTCTATGAGTCTTTGCGATTTAACAACACACGCCTTTTCCCTAAAATAAATATCAAGTTTCGATATCAAAAGGGGTCTTGTTCGTGATGACGTTGTAAACCCTGGTGTCATATTTTCCTTATTTTTAAGGTCATAACCTTTACTTAATTGTGTTGCTGCATCATGAACTCCTTCATGTTTGTATGTATAATAAAGATTTCGATAACCTCTATCTATAGCAGGTTGTAAAGCAGCCCAACCTATATTTGCATTTTCAACCACCAACAATGCTTCATTATATTCTGTGGCTATGTTAACTAACATATTACCGAATTCTTTAGTAGGCGCTTGACCTTTGAATTCTGCAACCTGTGTCATTGTTTCTATTTCTATTACATGAAAAGCAGAATAATCACTTGAATCTCCTCTCGCAACGTCAGCTACTACCATATATGATTTTGTATAATCTGGATATTCCCATATCCACATCTCTTCTTCTCTACCTCTTTTCTCAATTGGCTCGACAACCATATTTTCTTGGTACCACGTTAAAAGCTCACCTGATACAACAGAATTACCAGAAGTTATAAAATCACAATCACATTCTTGTGCTGCCATTTTTTCACCTAGCAATTCAGTTTGTAGGTCTCTCCATTTTTGGTCTCTTTCAGGATGCAGTGTCCAGTGTAGTTTTATATCGTTAAATTCACCTTCACCTCTTTCTGCTTCTTGCCAAACTCTATGGAATAAATTACCAGTACCATTTGGAGTTGATAGCAATACAGCTTTACCACCGGTTGCAAGTGTTTGTTGAGCTGAAGTCCATATTTCATCTATTTTATCTATGAATGCAGCCTCATCTATAACAAGAAGCGATAACGCTTCCGACCTTGCAGCGTCTGGTGAAGACGATACAGCTTTTACCTGTGAGCCGTTTTTTAATCTTAGAGACAATCTATTATCCTCTTCAGAACCTACCCTTAACCACGAAGGCAGCATTTCGTGCATTACCCTAATTTTTGTAATAAGATTTTTTGCAGTATCTTGTTTTATGGCAATTACCAATACATTAAAGTCTTCGTTAAATACCATATTCCAAACAGTTAATCCAGCAGTCAACGTAGATATTCCCATCTGACGTGATTTAAGAATTATATTAAATCTGTTTTCTTTTAACTGTATTAATGAATCTTCTTGGAATGGATATAAATCAAACTTTATCTTTCCTTTCATGGGATGTTGGATATAACAATACTTGCGCATGAAGTATACAGGGTCCTGAGAACACCTAATATACTCTTTTACGAGTGCTTCTTTTATTGTTTGTTTTGCCATAACCTTCTATATATAAATATATATGTTTTTAGTTTATTACAGCTGGCCAGCTAAATAAATTGCAGTTGATGTACCTGCAACACCTATTACTATACCGAACCATCTTTTATTATACCACCTATCTGTAATTTTTAATCTATCTTCGTATAATTTTATTTGGTCGTTTAATAAAAGTATTTCATCGTTTTTTAACAACAATATAGATTCGTTTTTTGAATTCAATGCTTTGAAACTATTTATCTGTAATTCTAAATCTGCAATTAAAATAGTTTTAATAGAGTCTTGCTGTTCTAATGTATCGATCGCTAAAAAGAATTGCTCTAATTCTGATTCTGGTATTTTAACAATCTTGTCCTGCGCAAAACAATTAATAGATATGATTGTTGCTAATATAAATAATAATTTTTTCATTATTTTTTACTCCTATATTTCTTTTCAAAATCTGCTATAGTTTTTCTAGCATTTGATGAGTCTACCTCATTGATTCTTTTTTTAGACTTCTCTATTTCTTTTTCTTTTTTATCTATAGCTTTTTTAATAACATCTTTTTCTTTTTCAAGTTTTATAGACTTCTTTTTATTTTCCTTAAGCTTATTCTTATTATCTTTCAAATCTTTCTTGAACTGCTTTTTACTACCTTTACCTGCAGACATTGCAAAAATCCCCAAGATAACTGCACCTATTCCTAATAGGATTTGCCAAAACTTTTTCATTTTATTTTCTCCTCTCTTTTATTAACTCTTCAATCAACTCTTCTTCAGATTGAATAAATTCATTGAATTTTTCAAACATATATTTTTTTGAATCCTCTGTCATCTCACTCCAATCTTCGACCAACCCTGATTCAGTTATATAATGTTTTGAATTTATTTTTGACATGTATTCTTTGAACGCCAACTTTCTATCTCTTTTCCAAGATTCAAAATTCTTTTTAACTTCATTTATCATCCACTCTTCATATTTACCTTCTTTACGAAGAGACATTTCAAATTTTGTCTGGCAATTCAAACAATGTTTATATCGTATATACATAAATTTATGCTGAGACTTGTTCATTGGTGTATTACACTTAGGACAAGTAATAGGTATTTTTTTATATTCTCTAGCTTTACTTAACTTTCGTATATTCTGCTTAATACCATTTTTAAGAGTCCACGTGCGGCCGCCCTCTTCCCATATATCACCTTCCTGTTTTTTATTTTTGTATTTTTTATAACCTGATTGTTTTCTTGTTTTTGAACCATAGTCACCTGAAACAAGATTTCTCATTCTTTGTATTTTGTTTTTATCCATAACCTAAAAATATATCATTCCTGTAATTTGATTAATAGGAGCAAACGCCCCTGTAAGTTTATAAGTTTTTCCTTTATATATAAATACTAAACCTTCGCTTGGCACTATTGATTTCATTCCGCCAATTGAATTTAGTTTATTTAATTGTTGAGAAAGTCTATTTATTTTTTTAATATCGCCTCCTTTTCTAACAACTGAAATTGCTGATTTGACTTGCTTTCGTATGTTCTGCACTGCCTTGTCTGGGTTTGCAGCTAAAAAACCTTCTACATTTTTCAATACTTCTGCACCTAATTCAAAAAATAATTTTTCAAATGGAAGCATGTTCTTTTTAACTTGGTCAGCATGTTTTAGTTTATCAAATTCTTGGCACTTCTTTAATATATTTTTGTCTGATATATTCTTGCCATTTAATCTAAATGACTTGTCAAAAAACGCCCATCTCTTAACCAACCCCATCTTTATTCTATTTTCTATTCTACCTATTTTTTTATCTACAAACTGCTCCCAGTATGCTTGATGATATTCAGCAAAAGTATTAGAATCTGACATGTTGTATTTTGACATTAACTTACCTAGCTTTCCTATAAAGTATGGTTTTTTAGCAGAATAATCTTGATGAGGATTTACCTTCAAAAATTGCGGACCTATAATACTAAAATTCTTTTGTATATTTGCATC